TCTAGTCACGGTTAGTAACGTAGAATCAAGACTAGAACTAGCATTAGCAGGATTCAAAAAAGCAGAAGTCAATGTCTACACTCAAGACGGTAAACTCTTTGTCGAAGGACAAAAAGAAGACAAAGAAACTGAAACAGAATATGTCCATAGAGGAGTGGCTCAGAGATCTTTCACCAGATCTTGGACACTCTCAGATGAAACGGAAGTTAGATCAGTTGTATTTGAGGATGGGTTACTGAGCATTACTCTCGGTAAGATTGTTCCAGAGCATCATCAACGTAAAGATTATCTGTAAATCCTAACTAATTTCTGCTGCGGTTGATACAGAAGTGTATCATAGTGATACAGTATAATATACATAGTTATGAACAATTAGGAGGACGACTATGAACTGGACAGCCGCCACTCTCTTCATTGGAACCGCAATGACTCTTTTTAGCAGTTGGACCCTCGGCAGCGCACTACCCTAATGGTCCACCCACAGCAGAAATTTTTCTAACAACTCCATAAATAAAACTGAATATCGTCGTCGCTACGCCGAGGGGTAACTGGCAAAATCCAGTTGACGCCCCTCTTTTTTATTGATATAATTATAGTAGGATTGGAATTACAATGAGTGTAAAAATTGCTTTATTGAAATCTGGAGAGAATGTCATTGCTGACATTAAAGAACTTATCTCTGAAGAAACTATTGTTGGATATCTTTTTGAAGATCCTCATAGAATTGAATATATTGATCAAATAGTTCTTACCGAAGATTCTGGCGGTCACAATGATGTTCAATTATCCTTAATTCCTTGGATCGTTTTCTCAAAGGATAAACAAGTTCCGGTAAGACCAGATTGGATTGTCACTGTGGTTGAACCAATAGACGAAATCAAAACAATGTATTTGGAAAGAAATGACAAATCTGAAACTAATAGTATTAACGAACAAACAGATTCTTTTATCGCAGATTGATGAAGTTGGATCTGAGTTGGGTGAACCTGACTGTAGGTTAAATAAACCACTTTTGATAGAAGATGGAAATCTGGTTAGTTGGTTTGGTGAATATACGAATCAAGAAGAATTTATGATTCATTCTGATAAGATACTTACAATTGCAGAACCAAAAAAGAATTTAGTTGATAAGTATGAAAGTTTTAAGCATTGATTTAGATTATATAATGGAACCATCCATTGAATTGTATGATGGTATTGAGTTTAATCATAATCCATCATTAAGATGGAGTAAATTATTTGACAAGGTTCCTCTTAGAGAAAGTGATCTTAATATCAATCAAGGCCATCTTTTATACGCATATAATACTTTTTTGAAAGCACTGAAGAATTGTGATAGTGTATCTTTTGGATATGAACATGATTCAATACTTTTTAGTATTGAGCATTTTGAAAATATTGATTTGATCAATATAGATCATCATGATGATGTCTTCGGTGCAGATTACATTAAAGAATATGATTCTGACGAAGAAGCATTAAAGATAGAATACTATGGAATAGTCAAACATGATCTAGTTCATGAAGGGAACTGGGGAGCATGGCTTATGAGTAAAGATAAATTAAATTCTTTTACTTGGATTGGGAGTGAAAATAGTTCTAATAAGAAAAGAAATAAATTTAATAAAGATCTTATTGGAAACTATCAAAACTTAGAAAGAGAAGACTACGTATTTGAAGATTATAATTTTGATCATATTTTCGTCTGCCTTTCACCACAGTATACTCCCAAAAATCATTGGCATTACTTCTCAATGTTTATTTCTGCCTATGAGCAGTTTTGGGGAAAAGATGCTATAATATACACTGAAAAATACGAAACTCACATTCGACACCAGAGATTGCATAATGAGATTTTACACCAATGTTCAGATGGTCGGGGATCACTTTCTGGTGAGGGGTTATGAGAATGGAAAACACTTTGCAACCAGAGAAAAGTTTTATCCAACACTGTTCGTTCCTTCTAACAAGCAAACAAAATACAAGACCCTAGAAGGAGAGTATGTTGAATCTGTAGAACCAGGCACCGTTCGTGATTGTAGAGACTTTATCAAGAAGTATGAGGGTGTAGAAAACTTTAAGATCTACGGTAATGATCGATACATCTATCAGTATATTTCTGAGATGTATCCGGAAGAAGAGATTAAGTTTGATACTAGTAAGATTAAGATTGCCACTCTTGATATTGAGGTTGCATCAGAGAATGGATTCCCTGATGTAGAGTCTGCAGCGGAAGAAGTTCTTCTGATTACCGTTCAAGATTATGCAACCAAGCAGATTCGTACCTGGGGTCGTGGGCCTTTCAATAATAAACAAAAGAATGTCATCTACAAAGGTTTCAGAACAGAGTATGAACTTCTGAATGACTTTATCAACTGGTGGATGATTGAAGAGAATACTCCTGAAGTTGTCACTGGTTGGAATAGTGAACTGTATGATATTCCATATTTGGTACGTCGTATTGATCGTATTCTGGGTGAGAAGTTGATGAAGCGTATGTCACCATGGGGTTTGGTGACAGAACGTGAGACTGTGATCATGGGAAGAAAACACATTTCTTATGATGTTGGTGGTGTCACGCAACTTGATTACCTAAATCTTTATAAGAAGTTCACTTATAAGGCGCAAGAATCCTATCGCTTGGATTATATTGCGAGTGTAGAACTTGGGCAGAAGAAACTTGATCACTCTGAGTTTGATACTTTTAAAGATTTCTATACTAACGGGTGGCAAAAGTTTGTAGAATATAACATCATTGACGTGGAACTTGTTGACCGAATGGAAGACAAGATGAAACTGATTGAACTTGCAATTACTATGGCATATGATGCCAAGGTAAATTATAATGATGTTTTCTTTCAAGTTCGCATGTGGGATGCGATTATCTATAACTATCTTAAAAAAAGAGATATTGTGATTCCGCCCAAGGAACGTTCTGATAAAGATTCCAAATATGCTGGAGCATATGTCAAAGAACCGATTCCTGGAAAGTATGATTGGGTGGTTAGCTTTGACCTTAATAGTCTATATCCTCATCTTATTATGCAATATAATATCTCCCCAGAGACGTTACAAGATACCAGACACCCAAGTGCTACCGTTGATAAGATACTTAATGAAGAACTGACCTTTGAGATGTATAAGGACAATGCGGTCTGTGCCAATGGTGCAATGTACCGTAAGGATGTCCGTGGGTTTCTGCCAGAACTGATGGAGAAGATCTATAAAGATCGTACCATCTATAAAAAGAAGATGCTTGCTGCCAAACAAGATTATGAAAAAACTCCGTCGAAGTCGTTGGAAAAAGAAATCGCCAGATGTAACAACATCCAAATGGCGCGTAAGATCCAACTTAACTCTGCTTATGGTGCTATTGGCAATCAATACTTTCGCTACTATAAACTTGCTAACGCAGAAGCAATTACCCTCTCAGGTCAGGTCTCAATTCGCTGGATTGAGAACCGAATGAATGGATATCTAAATAAGATTTTGAAAACGGATGGTGAGGATTATGTCATCGCATCTGACACTGACTCAATCTATCTTAATATGGGACCTCTTGTTACTAAATTTCTTAGTAATAAGTCTGACGATAAAACAAAGGTTGTTGCTCTACTTGATAAGATTTGTCAAGACAAGTTGGAACCATTCATCGAACAATCTTATCAGGAACTTGCGGATTATGTTCAGGCATATGAACAAAAAATGATCATGAAGCGTGAGAATATTGCCGAACGTGGTATCTGGACTGCGAAGAAGCGTTATATTCTCAACGTATGGAACAGTGAAGGAGTTCAATACAATGAGCCCAAATTGAAGATGATGGGTATTGAGGCAGTCAAGTCTTCTACTCCTGCACCATGTCGTCAGATGATCAAGGATGGTCTCAAATTGATGATGAACGGAACTGAGGACGATGTAATCAACTTCATTGATGAATCCCGTAAGAAGTTTAAGCAACTTCCACCAGAGGAGATTGCTTTCCCCCGATCAGTATCTGATGTTGTGAAGTATAGATCACCATCGGATATCTATGTGAAGGGAACTCCTATTCATTGTCGTGGAGCACTTCTCTTTAATCACTATATTAAGGAGAAGAAATTGACCAATAAATATTCACTTATTAATAATGGTGAAAAAATCAAGTTCATTTATCTGAAGAAACCAAATATTATTCAAGAGAATGTAATCTCTTTTATTCAGGATTTTCCAACAGAATTGAATCTTGACAAATATATCGACTATGACCTACAATTCGAAAAGAGTTTTGTAGAACCACTCAAAGCAATCCTTGATGCCATTGGGTGGAATGTTGAGAAAACTGTAAACCTTGAATTATTTTTCGCATAATGGATTTTTTAAAAGACATTGTAAAAGAGATCGGAGATGACTACACAAAACTCGCCGCAGACATCGACGAAACAGAAACTTATGTTGACACGGGTTCGTACATTTTTAACGGACTGTGTTCAGGTAGTATATTTGGTGGTGTATCTGGGAATAAGATTACTGCCATTGCTGGCGAATCTAGCACTGGAAAAACTTTTTTTAGCCTCGCAGTGGTTAAGAATTTTCTGGACACTAATCCTGATGGATATTGCCTGTATTTTGATACTGAGGCAGCTGTCAATAAGTCACTCTTAGAAAGTCGTGGAGTTGATCTTACCAGAACTGTAGTTGTGAATGTTGTGACTGTCGAAGAGTTTCGTACCAAGGCACTCAAGGCAGTTGATATTTACTTAAAAAAACCTGAAGAGGAACGCAAACCCTGCATGTTCGTGTTAGACTCTTTAGGAATGCTCTCAACTGAAAAAGAAATTAATGATGCTCTGAATGATAAGCAGGTTCGTGACATGACGAAATCTCAACTTATCAAAGGTGCTTTCAGGATGTTGACATTGAAGTTGGGGCAGGCTAATATTCCTATGATTGTTACCAACCACACCTACGATGTCATTGGCGCTTACGTTCCTACTAAAGAGATGGGCGGTGGTAGTGGTCTTAAGTATGCTGCCAGTACCATCATATATCTCAGCAAGAAAAAAGAAAAAGACGGAACAGCAATTGTCGGAAACATTATTAAGGCAAAGACTGCTAAGTCGCGTTTAAGTAAGGAGAACAAAGATGTGGAGATACGTTTGTATTACGATGAGCGTGGTCTTGATCGTTATTATGGTCTTCTTGAACTCGGTGAGATTGGCGGCCTCTGGAAAAATGTCGCCGGACGTTATGAGATTGACGGCAAAAAAGTCTATGCCAAAGCAATTCTCAAAGATCCCGAATCCTACTTCACTCCTGAAGTGATGCAGAAACTTGATGAGATTGCAAAAGAAGAGTTCAGTTATGGTTAGATTGAATGATTTAATTGTAACTCATGAAAATTCTTTAAGTTCAAGTATATGTGATGATTTGGTTTCATTTTTTGATTCTAAATCTGAACAACACGAGGTTATAAATCAAGAAGGAAAACCAAATTTTACTCAGGTAAATCTAACTAAAAACCGAGAAGAAAAAAAGGTAATTCACAATCAACTTATTCAAACGGTTTTTAAATACAGAGATGAGTATTACAAATACGTTCACAAGGATGTGTTTCCAGACTCTCATGCATTTGAAGAATTTCGCATAAAGAGGTATAATACTGGAGGTGAGGATCGCTTTGATACTCACGTTGATGTTAAAGATCATCCAACTGCTAGAAGATTTTTATCTTTCTTTTGGTATTTGAATGATGTTGATGAAGGTGGAGAGACAGAGTTTGATGATTTGATTATCAAACCAAAGAAAGGAACTCTGGTCATCTTTCCTCCACTATGGATGTTCCCACATAAAGGTAATCCACCTATTAGTGGGGCAAAATATCTACTAAGCACTTATTTACATTATAAATGATGGAACGAATCGAGACTACAATTCTTAGAAATCTTATTCATAATGAAGAATATTCTCGTAAAGTTATTCCATTCATTGAACCTGATTATTTTGACAGCAGATCTGAGAAAGTAATCTTTGAAGAGATCACTCAGTTTATTGTGAAGTATGGCAATGCCATTACTGCTGAAGCACTAAATATTGAGGTTGAGAACAGAACGGATCTAAACGAGAGTGAGATTAAAGACACTAGAGATATCTGTAATTCCTTTAACGACTCTCCAGTAGACCACCAATGGTTGCTAGACACTACTGAAAAGTGGTGCCGCGATCGTGCGATTTATCTTGCTCTCATGGAATCGATCAGCATTGCTGACGGTCAAGATGAAAAAAAGAATCGTGATGCGATTCCGAGCATTCTATCAGATGCTCTGGCAGTTTCTTTTGATAATAATATTGGACATGATTACTTACAAAACTACGAAGAAAGGTATGATTACTACCACAAGAAGGAAGACAAGATTCCGTTTGATCTCGAATACTTTAACAAAATCACGAAAGGTGGTCTACCTAACAAGACTCTTAATGTCGCGCTCGCTGGTACAGGTGTCGGCAAGTCTCTATTCATGTGCCACATGGCTAGCTCCGTGTTGATCCAAGGACGGAACGTTCTCTACATTACAATGGAGATGGCAGAAGAGAAAATTGCTGAACGAATTGACGCAAATCTCCTGAATGTACCTATTCAAGACTTGACTGATTTGCCAAAGTCAATGTTTGAAAACAAAGTAACAAATCTTGCAAAGAAAACTCAGGGGACGCTTATAATTAAAGAATATCCTACTGCATCAGCACACAGTGGACACTTTAAGGCACTTATTAATGAGTTGGCACTTAAAAAGTCATTTAGACCTGATATTATTTTCATTGATTACCTTAATATATGTGCTTCCTCTCGG